AACATAACATATTATTACAAGAAATATCAGAAGCAGTTTTATAATGTGTAGGTTCCATTTTTGATTTTAAACCATAAAAAAAATAAATATAAAAATTAAAATATGCCACCTAAAGTTCCAAAAAAACCTATTCTAAAAAAATCTGCTCTAAAAAAAACAGTTCCAAAAAACCCTGTTTTAAAAAAATCGGTTTTAAAAATTGAAAATCAAAATGATATAAATAAATTTCAAATAAAAAATCGTGCAATTTATTTATTTACAATGAATGGTTGTCCATATTGCGAACAAATGAAAAATGAATGGAATTTAGCAAAAAAGGCTAATCCCGATACAATAATATTTGAAGTAAATCGTGATGCATTAACAACTCAAAACAATCCAATAATGAAAAAGATACAAATAATGTCTTTTCCAACAATAGTTAGATATAATAATGATAAATTTGAAAATTTTCAAGGAAATAGAATTTCTTCAGATTTTTCTAAATTTATGAAAATCTATTAAAACATTTATTAGATTTAACAATTTGTGGAATATGAACATCATCAAATAAATTCTCATCTTCAATTTCTTCAATTGGTTGAATTTGATTAGTTTGGAAAACCATATCTTTCATTGTATCCATATATTTATCCTCATCAATAATAACATCAAAATCACCAGTTCCACATGGTGCTTTATGACCTAACATAACATTAGCACTAACACCATTCAAATGATCATATTCACTAAAAATACTAGCATTAACTAACATATCAGTAGTTTCTTCAAAAGAACATTTAGCTAATGGACCAACATCACTACGATTAATACCATGTCTATCAATAGACATTAATTGACCTCTACTAGTCATAGTATCAACTAATAATGATAAATGTCTATAATTCATTTGATCTTCACCAATAACGGTTTCTAATTCAAGTGCTAATGCTTTACGTGCTGCTTCAACCCCTAAAGTTTCATAAATTTCTCTAATATCATTTGAACGTGTTTTTTCAAATTTAATATTTTTATTTTTAAAAATATCTTTCATATTAGTTCCATCAGTATTAAGTGACCATTCAGTATAATTATTAAATTTACGTTCATCTAATGAATATTCTACAATTTGAGTTTTATCTAAAGATACTTTTTTAATACCTTTAACACCTTTAATTAACATATTATAAACAATATTATATTCTACTGCTTTTAATATGGTAATATGGTCTTCTGTTTCATATATTTGTGACATTTGTGGATTATTAATATTTAATGTTATTCTCATAATACATTGATTAGAATTATCATCACTAAATACACAATTTATAAATTGATTATAATGATTATTAATAGATGTATAAATATCTATCATTTTAAGATCATACATTAATAATTTTTCTTTATTAATTAGTAATCTTAAAACTAAATTACTTTTTTCATCGTCACTATGTTGATTTTTAAATAAATTATAGATAGATACAAAATTTTTATCATCTGGAATATTTGTTAAAGTTCCATTGTCCCAATAAATTTCACTTTTATCTATAATATTACATAAACGTATTACTTCAATATTTGTTTTTATTCCTAAAACTGAAAATTTTGCTTGTTCAATTTTAGTTTCATCAATATTATCTTCTTTTAAAATTTTTGAAACATCATCTTTTAAATGAATAGTCATAGTAGGTGTTTTAATATTTTTACTAACACTTAATAATTCTTTTAATCTAGGAACACCAGATGTAGCATTAACAGCGGCATCAGTACCAGATACATGAAATGAATCTAATGTCATTTGAGTTCCCATTTCCCCAATTGTTTGTGCAGCTATTACACCTACCATTTCACCAGGATGTGTTATTGATTGTTTAAAATATCTAACAATTTTTTGTACAATATAATCAAAAATATTTTTTGTAAAACCATGATTAATTATTAATTGTTTTGGATTTAAATAGGTATTTAATAATAATCTTAAAAACAAACAACAATCAGTATTAATAATTAAATTTTCTTTTAACCATTTAATATTTTCTAATATATATTGTGCATCTAAATCTGATTTTTTTCTTTTAACATTTGCATTTTTTAATTTACTTTTAGCATCATTTAAAATTCTATTAAATGGAATTGTATATAATATATTATCAACTAATTTATTTTTAAAAACTTTAGTAATTAAAGTGTCTCTATCTTCACATATTTCTTTAAATAAATTTTTTAATTCTGATAATGATTTAATAGTAATGTCAGCAGCTTGTTTTAACAAGTAGAATTTAAGTTCATCATTTTCTGTTAATAAATAATTATGTGCTAATTCTATATCATTCATTTTAATAAATGGAATATCTTGTCTTTCAATTTTAGAACCATTCATACCATCTTCACCATAAATGAATTGAACTATAACTCCAGAAGCATTTCTGACAGTAAAATCATAATATATTTTGGCATCTTCCATTGATTTAACTAATCGTCGTTGAATATAACCAGTATCTGATGTTTTAACAGCAGTATCAATTAAACCTTCACGACCTCCCATAGCATGAAAGAAAACTTCTTGTGGTGTTAGTCCTTCAATAAAACCATTTTCAACAAATCCACGTGCTTCTGGACCATCATCATATTTAGTATAATGAGGTAAAGTTCTACCAGTAAATCCATATGGAATACGTTTTCCTTCAACTTTAATTTGTGCTACACAACCCATAATTTGTGTAACATTGCTTTCTTTACCTTTACTTCCGGAATTTACCATATTAATCATACGATTTGTATCATCATTTAAATTTTCCATACATACTTTTTGAACACCACTATTAAGTTCATTCATAATATTAATTAATTTATTTTCAATAAATTTTTCATTATCAAAAATATTATTATTAACTAGTTCTCCTCTACGAAATTTATCAAGAGTTTCATATGCTTTCTTTTTATTATCATTTACAATTTCTTTAATTTTAGCTTTATGATCTTCTGTAATAATTAAATCACTCATTCCAACACTAAATCCATCTAACATTAACCAACGACATATTAATCTTTGTGTATTATCTAAGAAATTTTTACAAGCTTTAGGACCAAAATCATGATATATTAATGGTATTAATCCTTTAGATAAACCTTTAAAAGCATGTTTATTTAATTTACCAGATGTTATTAAACTATTTTCAACTTTAAATTTTTTAATTTCAGTATTAATATTTGGTGGTAAAATCATTGAATAAATTTCTTTTCCAGTATATTGTTTAGTATTTGATGGTAATTTACCATTAAACATGGTATTAACCATTTGTAAATTAGATACGGCTTTAGCATCCAATCTAACATTATCACTACTAATACGATATGATCCTAATAATACATCTTGTACCATACCAATAATAGGAACACCATCTTTTTGGCTAATAATCATATAAGGAATATAAGCTAAATCTTTTAATTCATTCATTGTTTGAACGGTTTGTGGTAAATGCATATTCATTTCATCTCCATCAAAATCAGCATTATATGGTGGTGTATCTAAAACATTTAAACGAAATGTTTTAAAAGGCATAACTTTAACACGATGACACATCATAGACATTTTATGTAATGACGGTTGTCTATTAAATAAGACATAATCATCATCCATAACATGTCTATGAACTATATCACCTATTTCTAAATTATCTGCAATATCACCAAGATTACAATATTTAATATTTATTATTATTCCATCCTTACCAGATTTATGAATATATTTTGCTCCTGGCCAATTATCTGGTCCATTTAATATTAAATTACGAACTTTATCAATATTTAATTGATTTACAATTTCTGGAAATGTTAAATTCATTGCAACTTTAATTGGAACACCTAATTGATCTACTGAAATATAAGGATCTGGTGTAATTACAGACCTTGCTGATTGATCTACACGTTTAGCATTTAAATTACCACGAATTCTACCATCTTTCTTTCTTAATCTATCTGATACACTTTTCATTTTACGACCATTTCTCTGTAATGCCGCTGAAATACCCGGAATAGAATTATTTAAAAATGTAAATACATGATATTGTAATATTAATGCTGAATTTTTTAATACTTCTGCATTTGTTGAAGCTTTTTCTTTCTTTTCTTTATATAATAAATTGAACTTAACAATATCTGATAATTTATGAGTTAAATCATCTTCACGTCTTTGACCATTTTCTTCTATAATTGAAGGTCTTACAGCTGGTGGTGGAACTGGTAAAACTGTTGATATTAACCATTCTGGTCTTGACCAAATTGGATTAAAACCTAATAATTCCATATCTTCATTACTAATTCTTTTAAATACTCTTAACACTTGTTCTGGTGTTATATCAACTTCAGATTTTACTTTTTCATTATTAGTATATTCCAAACTTAATTTAAAAGGTGATTTTTTTACATTTGTATGAAGTTCGCTATTACAACCTACACAACCATCAAATCCACAACCATCACTTTTTATTTTTGTTTGAATACCACTCACAAATTTAACATATGCATCAAATCTTTTTAAATTATTTTTAATATTCTTTATTCTTGTTATCTCTTCTTTAAATTCTTTATTTTCAGTATTATGAGATACAAATAATTTACTACAATTAAAACACATACATTTTAATAATTTACGAACTGTATCATAAAACATAATATGATATAATGGTGTTTCAAGAACAATATGACCCATATGATTTGGACATAAACTTGCTTTTAATCCACAAGTTCCACATAAACGATTTAATTCAATTGCACCCATACGAATATCAAATAAACCATTGATTACTGGTTCATTTCCAGTATATGTATCTGTTTTTGTTATTTCACAAACTGATCTTTTTAAAATTTCATCTGGACTTAAAACTGAAAATTGGATACCTTTTACTGTTTCAATATCTATATCTTGTTCTATATTATATCCTAATTTTGAATATAAAGGCATGATACTATATTTATATTAATATATTTATTTTTATATATTATCATTTTTTATATGTTATCCAATAATTATTTAAAAAAATTATATAAATTTAATAAATTTATAACAATAACTAATAAACCATGGATTATATCGTTATGTTTTCATAATAAAATATTTAAAGATTTTCATAAAAAATATTTGACTAATATGATTTTTTATAATAATTCTTATTATAAAATATTAAATAATAATGATATTATCAAATATAAAAATAATTTAGATTATGATAAAATTATTATTTATCATAAAAATATTATTCAATTCGAAATTTTTAAATTGTTATATTTAAAAATTTTTAATATAGATCTTATTAATTTAATTTTAAATCAGTATCATAAAATTATTATTAAAAAAAAAATATTAGTTTTTCATGATAAAAATAATCATTTGAATTGGAAAACAATTATTAAAGATTATATTAATTGTAAAAAAATTATAAAATCGAATATTAATAATATACAAACTACAGTTATCACATGTTTATAATAAAAAAAAATACTCTTGAAAAGTTATATTATTTATATATTGTATCTGCTATTATTGGTGCATTTTTATTTGTTATTATTA